CCAGAAACCAAAGGTTTGTAATAAAACTGCAATTTGCGGAATCTATACTTCTCATACTGGCCGGCAACCGTGGACAACCAAGGAAACGTAACTGATTGACCAGGGTTTATAGGGTAACGGCCAGTTTTAAACGGGTTATGAGATTTAACATCTCCAATGTATTCATCTTTCGTGACAATCTGAGGGACACGTCCAAGGCCTCGCGAAGTCGAATTGGTGCCGGTAAAAGGACCAAGACCGGCAGCAGCTGATTTCGGACCACGTAAGGAATTCGTGCCCTTCCAACCCTGATTGGTAGATTTAATCAAACGGGCAACTCCTAAGTCACTAGAAGGACGAGGTTCATTGGCGGATCGTGTGGTAGTTAGACGCCAATTAGATCCCATACCCCCGTTTCGACCGGTCCCACCGGTGAAAGCACGGCGGGCATTGCGCACGGCTTGCGCAGTAGCAGTAATCGCTCGGTTTGCAGAGGAAGCGGCTTGTGAAGCAGTATTAGCTAGCGTGGCCGCTGACATGGCAACATCTGCCATGCCAGATACCGCGCCAAGTTGAAGTCGTCTACGTGTCATGCACGACGTGCAACACTCCCGGTAAGTTGGTCGTGACTCCATTATGGGTAACCGGTAACTGTATAATCTTTATTCATCAAGAGACATAGCATGCGCTACGGGGTGATCGTAACGCACACTACTCGTCAAATCACAATCGCGAATCAAATCGCTAAAACTGGTCAACATATCATCAGTAAGATTGTATCTTTGACAAATCTGCCCTCGCACGGCCGATGGATCAATGTCCACCGTGGCAGAGTCACGTGTCAAGCGTCTTGAATGACTATCAATGAGTGGATGTGAAAGTAAAGGCAAATCCGACCCATTGAAACCAACCCTCCGATACGCATTGATCACGTCGCCTAAAACAGGGTAGTCTAAAGGCACTATATTATACGAACGCACAATGGCCCGATAAATAATTTCCCGAGCGTTACACCGAAAACGCTTCGGAACCATGGTACTATAGTGTTTCCTAAGACTACCTATCTTAAGGACTTGTGAAGGTAGAGGTAACCAAGCATAAGATCCACCCTTAGTCAAAACCCACCAACCCCGTAAAAAGGTTGTTTGACTAAACTGATCCATGATCTTAATCTTAATTTTAAAGCCTAGCCTCTTACCGGCTTCTTCAATATCCCCATCACACTCTAACAACGCATAGAGCATGACGGTGATAGTGGTGAACGTATTAGAAACAGATGTATACGCAGAACCAGTGGGTAACTGAGCATGTTTATCTAAATTGCCAACAATCGTGCCATCTTTATGATAGACACGATAAGACATCGTGAACGTACGTCGATGTTCAGCAATTATTTCATCAGGTATACCCACACGCTGCATAAAATCACAAAACCATTTCAGTGTGTGCTCCGATTGGGCTTGATCATATCGACTCATGTCTGTCTCATAAAACCTACCACGAAAAGACATGAGGAAATCATCACCACAAGCTACCATGACATTACGATTTGCCATGGCATTCCCAATTGCATTAAGATGGGAACTATTGAGCGCACCACCATAAACAATTGAAATTACTTCATCACCAATATTGAAACAACTGTCTAAATTCCATGATTGCTTCAACAAATCGGCACACATACGCGCATATGCAACATGACGCACAGTAAAATTCATATGCATGGCTGTGATAGCACGTGGATTAGCACCAGTGACGCGTGTTTCGTCACTCTTGACGTGCACCTGTTTCACGTTGTTCCCATGCAACACCATTCCTTCATTCTGTTCCTTAATCGCTTGATAAATCAATCGACGCTTCGGCCCCGGATACAAATGAATGTAAGCATCGGGTTCGGGCAGAA